TCAAATATCCTAATCTTTTTAATTAAATCTAATATACTTTTCTTTATTCATTATTGACAAACCTTTTGGTGGTATTGTATGTTGTATTCCATACATGTCAATATAAATACCATTCAATTCTAAATCACCTTCGTCTAATGATGTCCAATTTATATAATCAGGGTCGTCATATACAAAGCCAATAGAATCTAAATATGCTGGGCAATCACTATCCATAAATCCATTCCATACACCTGGAGCTCCTGGTAATGATGCTACTTTACAACAGCAATCGTATGAATCAAATAACCATATTTCTGGAAATAGCTGGTCACACATTGCTGTTCCATAAGTTCCTGCCATATAACATCCTATGTTTGCATTATATGTATAAGCTTCATAACAATCTTCAACTGTTTCTGATGTATTACAAAACTTTGGAGTCCAGTATATTGAGTCTGCTGTATTTGGCATTTGACCATAAGTTAATAATGAGATGAACGACACTAAAAATAATAAATTTTTCATAACCTTCTTTTATTTTTAAGAATTAATAAATAGTAATTTGTAGAGGAGGTTGGATTCGAACCAACAGTTTTTTAAGTACCAGTTGAGTGGCTAAAAACTTAAAAAAAGCCTATTATTCGAGTCCAGTACTCTTTTGAACTCGGAGTTCGGCGCTACCTCCCTCATTTTACTTCTCCAATAAACCGAAGTTTATTATCAAAGGTGTGTATTCCAAAGAGCGCACGAGAAGTAAACTTCTCTAGGGATTTTATTTATCCCCGCTTTCTCTATTCCACCACTCCTCAACAAATTACTAACCTGTAGGAACGTCGTCTTCGCCAATTTCCAAATCATCTATTCCAATGTTATCTGTTTTATATGACATAACTAACGTTTCACAAATCTTTTTATAAATACTTTCTTTTCTTTCTGGATTAGAAAGTACTTTTGTTTCGAAATCTTTTGATAAGAATTTAATATCCTCACCAGTGATATCACATTTATAAGTATACCAACTTCCACCTTGCTGCAACAATTTATAGTCTTTCATTACTTGCAGCCAACTTCCTGTATCATCAACACCTGATTCGAAAAAGATGTTGAATTCTGCTGTACGTAATGGTGGTCCCATTCTGTTTTTAACAACAATTGCTTTTGTCTTAATACCTATAGTCTGTTCTTTACCTTGAACCTTTGCTTTAATCTGACCTGCTGCTTTTAATCTTAATCTACAACTAGCATGAAATTGTATTGCTTTTCCACCACTTGTTGTCCAAGGGTCTCCAAACATAACACCTAATTTCTGTCTTAATTGATTTGTAAAGATTAAAGCTACTCTTTCTCTACCAATAAGTTGAGTAATTTTTCTCATACCTTTTGATAATACAATAGCTTTAGAAGTTGCCCAACCTTCTTTATCGTAATCTTGAGCTTGTTCTACTTTTGTAGTTGCTGCTGCAACCGAGTCTACTGCAATTGTGACCAGCCTGTTTTTATCACTTTCTTTAACTTTAAGAATTATATTTTCAATTACCTCAAAAATATCTTCTACAGTTTCAAGTTGTATATATAACATTTTTGAAATATCCATACCTATTGCTGTTAGAAATTCTTCGTTCATAGCATTTTCAGTATCGATATAAACTGCCAGCCCTCCTTTTTTCTGAGTGTTTGCAAGTAAATGAGCAGCTAATAGTGATTTACCGGAGGCTTCCATTCCAGTAATTTCTGTAATTCTACCTACAGGTAAACCACCATTTGGCCTATTAGAAATAGCAAGGTCAAGAATTGATGAACCAGTACTTATCCACTCTGTCAAATCAGTAGGTGTGTCTTCTGCTCCATCTAAGAAGTATGCAACTTTCATACCTTTGAATTGCTTATTTAGAGAGTCAGCCAATACTGAAGCTAATTCATCTCGTTTATTTTTCTTTGCCTTTGCCATATTATTTCCTCTTACTCATTAAATAAATCATCAAATGCTGATTCGATATTTGCAGTTGATTTAACACCTGTTTTTTCTTCAGTAGAAGAATTTCCTTTAGGTATCATGTTATTAACTTCTTCTGTATCTGAACCTTCAGGATTCAACCACTCTTCAAGTACAGTTTTTAACTGCTCATAAGAATTCTTTTTGAAAATATCAAAAATATCTTTTTGACCACTTACAATTCTTTCAGCTATATTTGCATCATCAGTTGCCGCTGTTTGATTGGGCTTTACACGAATTGCAGTTTTTGGATATTGTCCTGCACCTTCAGCTGGTGTAAATTCAACAACGATATCTCTACCTGCTTTTACATCTGTGATATCACCATAGTCTGGGTCTGAAATAAATCCTAATAATTCAGTATATACTTGTTTACCGAATCCCCATAACTTAACACCTTCGCTTTCTTTACCTCTAACTAATACAGGTACATATACTCTCATCTTAGGTGTCATCTTTTTTGCTAAATTAAAATCGTCTGATTTTCCAGTAGCTCTAAGCTTTTGAGCAAACTCCTCAACAGGGTCAGCTTCTCCATACGTCACAGGTGAAAGATAATTTCTTTTACCTAAATCGTAGTGAAAGTACAATTCCTGAAATGGGTTGTCTTTATTAAATTGGTAAGGGACTATCCTTACTTGATTTTTACCTGGTTCAGGTTTCCATAAATTATCCTGTCTTCCAGTTTGGGATTGTAAGTTGTTCAACTTACGTCTGATTGCATCTAAATCTATTGCCATCTTTTCTCTCCTTTAATTGTTATTTGTTATTTTTAATTTCTTGCACTTCTTTTCTGAGGTCTTGTGCCTGACCTTTTAATAACTGCATCGCTTTTCTAATTCTTGTACCAGCTGATGCATTGCCACTGTTGAATTTATCAACATCAACTTGTAAGTCTTCTAAAAGCGTTTTCATTTCTTCTATTGAAATTGCCATATATTTTTCTCCTTTTATTGATTAATACTATAATATAACAAAAATTTTTTAATCTAAAAAACTTCTGCATGTTTATTTTTATATTTTTTTCTGTAGCCTTCAATTGCTAATTCCTTGTGTTTTGCCTCGACAACAACATCGATATCTAAACCATAGTCGTTGATTTCATCAACAATTAAATCTGAATGTGCCTGTACTTTAATTTTTTGACACTGCTGATGTAATTTATCCATAGTGGGATAGTCTGATATTTTGCTGATATCGATATTGCTATTATTTAGAAAATCCTCTACAATAAGAGACTGTTCGCGTCTACGTGATTCGGAATAGTGAGTACAAGGTTTTACATCACCCCATGTAGATGCAGCAAGTTTAAGTGCTTGTTCCTCCGTCAAATCACCAGTACAGAATTTGTGGTGGTGATAATCGAATACAATAGGTATACCAACTACTTTGTATACACCATTATATAAATCTGCAACAGAATACATAGATGCTTTATCATCATTTTCGACAGTTAAGCGAGCTTGAGCTGATGGTTGTAATTTTAAGAAATTTTTACAGAATCTGTCAAGTGCTGCATTTTTATCGCCATAGGCACCACCAACATGTATATTGATTTTTGCCATACGAGATTTAGGCAAACCCATAATGTCCATAATTTGCGCAGACTTATTTAATTCATTGATTGCGCCGTCAACAACTTTTTGTTTTGGTGAGGCCAAGACTGTAAACTGACCTGGATGGAATGATAGACGCTGATTATATTTTTTAGCCAAGTTGCCTGCTTGTTTTAATAACAAACATAGTTGGTCATAACCTGGCAAATCCTTGAATTCGTATTCGGACATCCAGGGATATATTTCCGATGACATGCGAAATACCTTGATGCCATTGTCTTCGTTCCATTGTATAATTTTAATAAGGTCTTGTGTATTTGCAATGCATAATTCAGATACATAATCTAGACCTTTTGTATCGTATGTACGCCTAATCATTGAGCGACCTGTGTATATACCTTGTTTGCGTAATTGCGTGTTTATACATGCATATCCTAATTGTTTTGCCATATTCTTAATATAATAAATTTAATTGACTTTCCAAAATAATTGAACACAAATTATTCCTGTTGCTAATACAAGAGACGTTAATGTTTTTAAGTTTATGCCTTCTCCCATAAACCACCACGTTAATACAGCATACGAGCTAATTCCTAAGGCGAACCCTATAAATCTACCTGGCCAAAGAATACCGTCAAAATGTTCTACACAGTATTTTGTTCCGAATATAAATGTATACGAAATTATACTTCCCAATGCTATTGCTAAAATATGTGGATTTTTACTAAACCAATCCCATTTGAATTGGCCATTTAGCTGGAACCATATTAGTGTGTGTCCAACTAAGAATAGTGCTACAGATAGTGCTATTTTACTCATTTGTCAATTTTTAGTTTTTAATAGTTAATTATTATTTTATATAAATATAACAAAAATTTCCGACATAGAAAAATTTTTAGCGGTTTATTTTTGTTATTTTTTAATTTTTATATGTACAACTTCTTTAATTGAAGTATCAATTCTCCTAAGACCTTCGTCGTTTGTGACCAATATAGAATTTCTATAGCCATCCCAGTTTAATTGAAATGAAGTATCTAGTACTCCATTGTTAGAATTTTTAATACATTCGTTTAATGCGTTAATAGTATACAAAGTATTTGTTTGTTTTTTTCTATGAAGAGAAATTGTATCTGGTAAAATTTGTATATCTTTTGAAGAGTCTATATTATATGTGCACATCAACTCATGTTTATTTCCGTCATTATTTAATACAAAAATCTTATTATAAAGAACATCATACGTCTCGATAATTTTATCAACGCACTTTGTCAATAACTTTGTTTTTGTAAATGTACATAATAATTGAGTTTTCATTATTCTTTCTTTTCGTTTTCTACAATTGCGCTCTGTAAATCTTTTCCATACTGACCTGCAACTTTTGATATTGCACCACCTGTACGATGTGTATCTGTTCCTATATGTAATTTTTTACCAGTTGCTTTGCATGTATATATCAATCTCATAGAATCTGGTTCTACTTCTATATTTTCTACAAGATGTTTTTCTAAAGCTTTAAGGTCATTTATATCACCTTCGTAACCTGTTATTTTAGCAAGCGAATTTCTATAATCCTGAGGGCTAACTGAGTGTTTTCCCATCTCTGTCAGTTTTCTACCATCTGCTGAACCACCTACATTTTGTATAATATGAACTCTTTCTAAAAATCCTTTTACATAAGCTTGAGTTCTAGGTCCATTTGGTGGAGATTTTTTACCAGTTTCTTTCTCATCTAATTCTATCATTCTTTTTGTTGTTTCAATCTGCATTCCTTCAATATCTTTTTTCCTACCACGTTCAGCTTTTTCCATTTCTCGCAAACCAGGATTACTATGTATTTCTATAAAATCCTTTTCATCGAAAACACCATTATACATTACATTACCATCTTTATCTGGCTTGTCAAATTGTTTCTTTAATTCTGCAGCTGCTTCTTCTGGAGACATACCTGCATCAATCTTCTTTTGCATTTTTTGATGTATATCTCTAGATACTATTGAGACTTTTTCATTTGTTCTTATTTGATTACCTCTTGAAATACCTCCAGTACCCGTAACCATTGTTGCTGCATTTACTATATCGTCATCATTATAGTTTCTTTCTTTGCTTTTCCACTCTTCTTGAGTTTTCTTTTTCCACTCTTTATATTCTTTTGATTTGACATCGTTGTTTGGTGGACCATCAGCACCCATAAGTTTAGCCTGAACCTCAGGTTTTTTTAATGTGTCTTGAGCGTATTTTCTTTTCTTTTCTTTTTCTGCAGGTGTTAATTCGTCTTGAGGCTTGCCCATCTTTTTTCTACCATTAAGAGCCTGAGCGCATTTTGCCATTGTAGATTTTGCCTGCGGAGTGGACAGTTCCTTTTCATGTTTGTCTGTGGCTGATTTTACACCTTTAGCCATATTCTCATCAAATTTATTTGCTTTTGCAAATTGTTCTTCTGTTATCCTAACAACATCGCTTTGTTGAGATTCTGTTAGGTTTAGAGTTTTTGAAGCGCTTAATATACTTTTTCTCGAACTATTAACAGTACCGCTAGATTGTTGGTCGTTTAATGTTTGTTTATTAGATATATAGCACACTCTGTCATTTCCTTTACTGTCTTTGTAAATCATTATTGTGTCGGCATCACCTTCCTTTCCAGTAATAGATTTGTCACCAGCATTTTTTTGAAATTCATACAATTCATTTTTTGCATGTTTAATTTTTTCAGCATCACCAGATTTTTCCGCTTCTCTCAGTTGAGTGACCAGAGTATCTCTAACTACTGTACTATCAGTTGTATTAACTGGATAACCTTCTGGCTGCTCTTTATTATAATCAAAGCTTTCATTTGATTGTACTTCTTTCATAGAGTCATAACCAGCAACAGAAGCTTCTGAAAGTTTCTTTAATTTCTTTTCATTTTTTGCTACCTTGCTATCTGGATAATTTTCTTTTACATGCTTTGCTATTGCCTCACCTAGCTCTTCTTTTGTCATGTTTGGATTTGCATTTGTGATTTCTCTACCTATATTGGTCATCTCTTCTTGTATTGTTGTATCACCACCGCCTTTTCCAGCCTTGCCGCCAAATGCTTTTTCTCTTGATTTTGATGCTCGATTACTTACATCATTAGGACCTTTAGTTTCTATAACTGCAGGTTCATCTTTTGTAGAAACTGCATCTGCAATTTCATCTGTTGACTTACCTGTCCATTCTCTATCCTTTGCTTTTTTAGGATATTTTTTATCTTCTGGTGATGATGATTTTTTCTTAGGTTCTTTTTCTGCTTTTTTACCAGTACCTTTAGAGCCATCAGCTGCAACGCAACCATCTCTGCCAGGATTTTGACCTTGCTGACAAACAGCTTCAATTTGCAAAATATATTCTTGGATAAACTCTTCAGAGTATTTATAGTCTCGCAATACATCTTCCAGAATTTGAAGATGTGTTCTCTTTTTCGGGTCTGGCATACCATTGTTTACACGCCATGCCCATTCTTTGACTAGATAGTTAAATCTCATAATACTCCTCGTTATAATATAAATATCAAATC